TGGACAATGTGTCCCGCTACTTCGGGGTGGAGACGAAGAAGACTCCGCTTGACCCACGCATCTGGGACAAGGCAGACCATGGGGATAAGGAAGCCTACGACAAGATCATTGAGCACAACATCGCTGATGTGTACGTGACCCGTGATGTCTATGGCAAGTTGAAGCGCCTCGTGCGCAACATTCACCGAGGAGGGTGACATGCAGGAAATCATTAATATCGTTGCACCAGTACTGGCTACGCTGATCGTCGCTCTGCTGGCTACCGTTCTCCGCTCTGCGGACAAGTGGCTGAAGGCAAATGTGAATTCGCGTGAGTATAGTATACTTGCGGCTATTGCTGGCACCGCAGTCTTGGCTGTGGAGAAGCAGTACGTTGGGGAAGAGGGCGAACTAAAGAAGTCGCTGGCTCATCAGTTCGCTGATAGCCTACTCTCCAGCAAGGGTATCAAGATGGACTACGAAGCGGTAGACGCGGCTATTGAGGCAGCAGTCTTCCAGCACTTCGGTAAGTAGAACGAATGACAGGCTGTGGCTTCCTCCCCACAGCCTGTCCTACTTTTGGAGGAGCGCCTGAATCAGCGCAGCCAAACCAGAGGCAACGCCAGTAGCGATTCCCGCCTTCCACTTGTTGGATAGTTCCACAGTACGGATGTCGGACTTGGCTTGCGAAACTTCTACTGAGCGAAGGCGCTCGTCAATGCGATCAAGGCGAGAGAGTAGTTCAGAGCGGACATCGTTCACATCAGACCTCGTTTCTGAGATAGCGTCAAGTAGAGACTTATAGTTGGCGGAGGTCATGAGTTTTCCCTTGACCACGAGTATTGTGGTACTACACCGCCCGTCATTGTAGCAGATGATGTCGTTCCTGCTGTTGGCGTATCCGTACCCGTTGTGTCGGCTGGAGTTGTCGGAATGATGAATGACTTCTCCATCTTCTGCGAGAATGCAAACGCAAGATACTCAGTTCCGTTTGTGTTGCCGATCCACTGCTGCGCAGTAATGGTTAGATCCTTCTGAATGGATAGCGCATCGTCAACGATGTACATAGTTACGTCATCGCCCACGGCGTATCCGTCAAACGGCGAGATGCTGTTGGGTACAACGTCCATCTCTACCGTGAACAATCGGTCAGGGTGTAGGTTGTATTGCATCTGCGCAGTGAAGTCAATGTCATTGCGCTCATCGGTAACCACCTCAACCACGTCAATCAATCCGTACTGGGCGTAGAGATCTGGGTCGGTCTTGCCATTGTAGAAGCCTGACCCATCGCCCGTGCTGAAGGTTCGGTTGATAATGCTGGCACGGGTAGCCATTGTGTTCAGGTTGTCGTTGACCCTGAACCGCTTGATGTTCACTCCGTACTGCAGCCACCACAACGGCTTGACGATGTCGGCAAGTTCTAGGTGGCGATGTCGCAAGCCGACGTTCATCGTATCAATAGACGCGGCGGGCAACCCGATGTTGGGATTCTCAATGATCACCTTGTTTGTTGTGCCGCCCATGACGATGTCCGCAAACCCAGACAGCGCGTCAATGGCTGTTTGTCCTGCGACCTGAACGCTCTTTGTTGCAACGGCAGTTGGCTTCGCGCTACCAGATACGCTGTAGTCCGCGAAGATATCCGTGCCACCTTCCCACCCTAGGTCGGTAATGTGCTTGGCAAGAACTGCCGAGCCGCCAGATACCCACGTACCCAACTCCTCGCTCTTGATCTCAAACCATCCGCTCTCTCGGTCGGTGATGGTCACAAGTTCTGCATCAAAGTTAGATGGGCTAATACCAGTAATGGTGACGACTTGTCCGCCAGTGAACGAGTTGGTTGCGGTGTAACGGACAGTCCCGTTCTTGTCTGGGGTTGCAAGACCACCCGACACGTAGGCTCCCGTAAGGCTGCCGTTCTCAATCGTGAAGTACGTAGGGTCTGCAGCCAGCACGGTCACGTCGCTAAGGTCAGCGTCTCGCTAGTAGCAAGACCACCAGAGGTCCATGCCGTAGTGAGATTGCTTGCGATCTCAAAGTATGTGCCAGTGCAGCCAGTGATTACCTGCTTGGCTTGGTTGTATCCAGTCGGAGTTACGCCCGTGATAGTAACCTTCTCGCCGACAAAGAAGGTATTCGTTGCCGCAAAGCGGACAGTGCCCGCGACTGGGAACGAGATGCCCGTGATCGTTGCCACGGCATTGCGGGTCACGTTGGTAATGGTTGCCTTTGGATACGTGGTAACTCCAGTCACAGTTGCGGCACCAACGCCACGCGACATGATGCTGTCGTGCAGGTCGCCAATAGTCACGTCAAGGTGGGAGTTAGACTCGCCAACAAACTCAAGCGACGCAATGTTACGGTTGAGCATCCCAAGTTTGTCAACGCCATAGAAGACCACCGAGTGCGGGCTGGTTGCACTGTTGGTGACCAAGCCCTCACCGATAACTCGGAAGTACCCAGCACGGCTATCCCATCGGCAGGCACGCCAGAATGTACGCTGCGGATTGATGACAGAGATCTGCGGATGGTCGGACGCAATCGTGAAGAAGCACTCGCCAATGCCATTGACTGTCTGCCCGATACCGATTGACTTAGCGTCAAAGATCACAGCCACGGGACGTGGGTCGTACGCAGTAAAGGTACTGTTTGGATTGTAGAACTCCAGCCTATACTTGTTGCGCGCGCTCGTTTTGGTCACGGCAAAGTCTGGGTTGCCGTCTACTGGTGGCGGGAATCCACTCGTGTTAGTCGGCGCAGTGAATGACGCAGTGTCAAGGTCGCTCCACTCGCTTACTCCACCGCGAGCATCCTTAACCTTCATGCGCCAGTGATACTTCTCCCCAGTCTCAAACAGATTCGTTGAAAGCGAAACGGACAAAGGATCTGCTGAACTTGTGATGGTCTTCGTTTGCACAAGGTTGTCAAAGGTCGTGTCGTCCTCGTCCTCCATACGATGCACTTCCAGCGTGACCTCTGCTGGTAGGTCGCTGTCTGCGTCGGAGTACGTTGCAGTGAACGCAATCTCGTCGCCTGCGGGAATCTCTAGGTCGAGTGGGTCGGTCGGTACTGGCTTGTTTGGATTCGTATTGGTTGTGTAGGTAAGGACAATTGTCGGACCGTCGGTGGTATAGGAGACCGCACCCTCCTTGCTGTAGTACTCAGCGCCTTGGGTGGAATTAGTGCTGCTCATCTTCAGCAGGATCCCGTTATTTGTTAGCCCTTCCCCTGCCGTTCCCGTGCCCGTAGACCCCACTAGGAGCGACGCTGGGGCGATCTTTTGGATAAAGGGTAGGATATCGTACTCATGCAGAATCTTATTGCCTACGGTCCCGCTAAGGGCTTTGCTTCCAATGACAGTTGCATCGTAATGCGTCCCTGCCGTCTCAAGTTTGGTGTCCCAGTTCTGCGTGCTAGAAGACTGCCAGCCAGTATTGCTATCCGATCCAGGGGATTCAGTAAACGAAACAAGTGATCGGTGTAGGTTAACGGTACGGCTCCCAGTGTTGTAGCACTGGTTGTATGTAGCATCAACATTGAAGTAGCGCAACTTAAGCACCGCGCCAGTAATCTGGATTGCACCAGTTAGCGTAGTAAAGTCAATAGGGATTTTGATTAGTGATCGGAACGAAAGGTTGCCGCTTTCGCTTACGCCAATCGGATTAGATCGGTACTTACCGTTCCAATAGTCTGGCGCGTTGGCATCCTCTACTGTGCCAGTACGAGTTGTATAACCACTCGCATCAGTTACGCCAGTATTAAATGTTGCCGTTGCCACTTAGTACCACGCTTCTCGCCACGAGAACTCTGCGGTGTACCCGCTCGTGATGTCTACCTCCGCCAAGTCAGTAATCTTAATCTTCAACTTTGTACCGCCAGCATAGTCGGCAACTGGCTCAATCGTTCCGAAGGTTGCGCCAGAGTCAAGGACAATAAGGTTCTGCGCAATGCTTGACGACACAATGCCAGTAATGGTATTGAGTTCTCGGACATAGACGATCTGCTCCTTGTAATCCACAAGCACTGAGCGCACAAGGTCACCGTCCTCTCCAAGCGTCTGGGTAATCTTTAGCGTGAGTGGCACGCCGTTAAGCGTGATGGTCACATAGATATCCTCATCCTGCGTCGTGTCGGACGAGATAAGGAGTTGCGCGTCGGCTGCGGCACCACCGTGGTTGTCAATCGTCACCTCGGTTTCGTCAATCGGTACGGACTCAATACCTCGCAACTCCTGAGCGTACTTGTACGGGTACTTCATGAGGAAGTTCAGCGTCATGCGAGCGGAGTATCCTCGGCTGTCAGAGCCAGTGGTATGCGCCGTCGTTGCCTCAGTGACGGGCATCTCCATTGGGCGGACAAGACAGTACGATGGGATAAGCCCGCTTGGGAAGTCGGTCGTATTGGATGTGAGCATAGTAAACTGTAGTTGCCTAAACCCGTCAGTCGTTGCGTATCGTTTAGGAATAAAACGCATGAGGGTGACGAGGTCTTGAATCTTCTGGTACAGGTCAACACGTGTTGAGCCATAGATGCTCATCGCAAGTGTCACGGTTCGTCTACCAGCGTAGGCTTCGGCTGTATCAATACCATCGGACGTTGCACGTGGATCGGTATAGCCGACAGGAATGACGTTGCCGAACCCTACGCCCTCTACGGCATAGCCGCTAAGGGGTACGCTACCGCCAGCGATGACCTGCTCGCCGATGATGGTGTTTAGATGGAAGAGATTGCCTGCACCATCCTGAAAATCAATCGCTGCATTAAGATCAATCATCCAACCCGCCGCATCTTGCGCAGCCGTCCTCGCTCCTGATACCAACGCTGACGTGCGCTGTTAGCAAGAACAGCCAACTCGCTAATCGTAATGTCAGATGAGCCAGAGGCGATCTGCCACTGCTGGAAGTTTGCTCGGTCAATCATGAGTCGCGATAGGGCATCGGATACGGCGTAGGTACGAACACCTGACTGCTCCTGCTCGCTAAGCGTGGACTGTGTCTCATCGTCGTCAAGTGACTCGTGCCGAGCGTAGCCAAAGATTCGCACCTTGATCTGCTCAAAGTCATCGCCATCAACCGTAACGATAATGCTTGGGTATACAAAGTTCTCTGGAATTAGAACCTTGCCATCCCAGAACTCCCATCCCGTAGACGATCCGAAGCCATTGTTCGGTGGGAGATGTGTATGTAGGTTGCTGTTCTTATCTAGGATTTCTACGCGGAACACGTTGTAGAAGTTGGTTACTGGCGTGATCTCCTTGATCTTGCCAAGCGCACCGCCAGAGACAAGGGTGTATGGGAACGTGTAGGTAATGTCCTCACGCTTCTCAAGCGGGGACAGATCGGAGACAGCATTAATACCAGCGTTGATTAGATCATTGATCTCATCATCGCTCCATGATTTGCCAAGGGGATCACGAAGTTCCCGTCGGATCTGTAGCCTAATGTCTGAACGAGTTGCCATGCTATCTCCTATCAGAGTCGGGGGCTGCCCGCCAGCAGCCCCCTTCCCATGTTGCGATTACTCGCTGAGCGACGAGCCAGTCTCAAGTCGCAGGTACTTAGCACCAGCGAGGTCAAGAATCTTGGCACCGAAGCGCATCTTCCAACCCGCGATGGCAGACTGAGCGAGTGGGTCGCTGTGGTCGCCGCCTGGGGCAGTGAAGTACGCCTGAAGCGTCTGCGAGTCACCAACGGTGTACGAGTCAGGACCGAAGAAGTGCGCCGAATATACATCCGACGAATCATCTGCAGCGCCAGCCCAAACCTTAGCGTTGGACGAAACAATGAAGCGTACGCCAGCGAACTTGCCGATCTCACCCGTGATAAGCGGGGTGTTGTCAACATACTTGTTCGCCTCAAGCCAGCCGTTAGCAGTCGTATCTGAAATCAGATCGTACTCCTGGAACGGATGCAGGATGCAGCGGTACGTGCCGTCAGCGAAGGTTGGGACGTTGGCAGCCTTAAGAGCGGCAGCCATCTTCTTAACCTGCTCGCCGTTGATCTTGGCATCCTTGGTCAGGTCGCCACGAGCCGTCACTGCAGTGGTCGTGCCACCCGAGACGATTGGAGCGTACTTGACGTTGGTACCAAGAGCGAGAACGTCGCGCACAACGAGGTCCATGGTCTCAGCAGCCTGACGCGCAAGGCGGTCAGAAGCGATTGAGATCAGGTCGTGTGGCGAATCCAACTGAGCAAGGTCCGTGATGCTCAGCGTCTGCCCGTACTGCTTAGCAGTGAAGGCATCCGTTGAGATGTTCATGGACTGAGTCGTTGGCGGAACGCCTTCCTCAAGTTCCGTTACATTGGAACCAAGGTCAGCATAGCGCGAGAAGCGGATCTGGTTCGTCCCCTTGACGAAGCGACCGCGAACGAAGTGGTCAGGGTTTGCGTGCACGAGTCGTGCGCGCAGTTCCTGCTCCGCCTTCGCAAGAACGAGATCCTGAACCAACGCCCCGAAGTTCGTCGTATCAGTACTCACACCTGTGTATGGCATGTTATTACTCCTTAATTACTATTACATCCCAAAGAAGGGATTGCCTAGTTGCTTCAGTTCCTCTTCAAGATCAGCAACAGTCTTCTTACCAACTGGTACTGCATCCTTCCGAGTATTCACACTAGGCTTTGCATCAACAGTTTTATCCTTGCCCGTTGGTGCACCGCGCTCCTCCAGCCCAGCCTTCTTGACCTCCGACAGGTATCCCTCAAAAGCGACTGCACGAGCCTCTTCCGAAAGTCCTGCGGTGTCAGCAAGGAACTGTGCGTAGTTCGGTGCTGACGAGCGAATGCGCTCTTGACGAGCGTACTCCTTCGTCTGGTTCAGTTCGGTTTCAAGTGCTGCTAGCCTAGCCTGTGCCTTGTCAAACTCGGACATGTTTGACTGCTCCTGCTCTGCTTTCCACCGCTTAAGGTTCTCGGCTTCGCTCTTCAGCGTGTCAAGTTCCTTCTTTGCTGCGGTTAACGCTTGATCCTTACCTGCAAGTCGCTTCTTCCAAGTGGCAACATCTTCTACCTCTGGAGTGGCGACCTCCGCCGAACCAGCAACTGGTGCGGCAGGAACCTGCGACTCTTCCGTAGTAGTTACGACTTCATCAGCCATTACTTGTTTCTCCTTACTTCCCTAGTTTACCATCATTGGTCAGAATATCCTGTAGAGATTCTGCCATGTCTCCAATAAAGTTCCCAGCAGCATCAATGATACTGCCATTATTCTCTTCTGTTTGATTACCGAGTTCGGTTGCGACCCGTCCGATTGACGTAAGTCCTCGCCCGAAGCCCATGCTATTTGTTACCTGCTCACCCATACCGACCGCCGCAGCGCCAGCAACGTCAAACGGATTAAAGGTTCCGTCGCTTTCCATCTGCTGCGAGAACTTATCCGTTGCACGGGTCAGCCACTTAGGTGCGGTCACACCGATGTCGGTTGGCAACCCAGGGATAAGAGTATACAGGAGAAGATAAGTAATCGGGTCAATACCTTCTTTTCCGTTCTCGTTTGTTCCGTCAGCCATCGCATTGCGAATCTTGGTTGCTGCCTGATAGCCGACAAGCGGGGCAAACTTGCCCCATGCCTCGTCTGGGATTTCCTGACCAAAGATGCGGGCAGCGGTTCGGATGATGCGCTTGTATGGCGCAAGCACCAAGCCAGACACGCCCTTGGTCGGGCTGTAGAATAGCGCGCGCGCATACTCTGGCAGCACCTTGCCATACATGTAGGCAGTCGGGTAGAGTGCAAACACTGGGTGGTTGATTGATCGCTCAAGGAAGTTATTGTTTGGATTGAAGAAGTGTGTCTTGTCGGCATTCTGAGCAGCAGAGTTTAGCGCGTAGTCAAGCGCGTTGAACAGCGTTTCTTCCTCAGTACGGGCATAGCGGATCTTGTGGAGTTGATCCTTCATGCGAATGATCTCGTCTGGCGTAAGGGTTCCGCCATTCTCCATGACTTCAGTCAAACGACCAGTGATTGTTGGAAGCATCTCCTTGCGTCGTTCGGCAAGTACAAAGAGTTCGCCCATCTCCTTAGCCTGTTGCTTCGGAATGCCACTATCTACAAGCATTTGCGTAACGGTCTTGCGGCGAGCAACAGCCGTCTGGAACTCTTTGCGTGCAGCGAATCGTGCCTCGTCAATCGCCTTCTTTGCACGATCAAACGCTCGCTTGCCAGTTCCAGGCTTTGCATTCTTTGTAGTCAGGCGCAGGCTATCCTTCAACTCGCTAACAGCCTGCTTTGCCTTTCGCACCGCGTCAAGAGTATCGCCAGAGTATCCAATTGGAATCATGTCTGCGTGGATAAGCGAGAGTTGGTCATTGAGATGATTGATTGCTCGTAGCCGTTCATCGGCTGGCAGCCCCATGATAACTCGCACTTGATCCCGCACAAGTACATCTAGTCGCTTAACAGGGGCATCGTCATACTGGCGACCAAACCCGATGCCGTAGTGTCGCTGAGATCCGACGTAGGCACGGGCAGTGCTGGCAGCCTTATTGAGGTTCTGGCGCTCACGGAGGAATAGCAGTGCCGCACCACGTCGGTCGCCACCAGCCATTGCAAGCCACGTCTTCCACTGCTCTGGGGCAACTTGCTCCATGCGAGTAGCAAGCCCGTCGGTAATAGCCTCCATGCCCTCAGCCGCTACAAACTTCTGGTAGTCAAGGTTCTTGATTGGCGCAATGTTTCGCGAAAGGAATCCAGCCATCGCATTGCTGAACCCTTCATTATCCTTGCCGTAGCGAAGGATAGCCTCAGTTGCGCTGCCACTAAAGAAGTAGTTAGCAGCCGCCATCTCCTGTGCGAACTTAATTTCTTGTCGGTCGTTAACGATTGTGGATGAGATGATATCAAGCGCGTCTAGTTTCTCGGTCTTGCCAGTCATTGGATCGGTAACGTCGTACATACGCTGGTTGCCAAAGCGGAACTCAGTGCCAATGACAGGGACTTTAATCTTCCACTCGTCGTGGTATCCACGCATAAGGTTCCAGTATTTGGACTCCACAATTTCCTGCGCGGCAAAGACTGGGCTAAGTCGGAACTTAACGGCTGGGTAAATCTTATCAGCCAACTGGGTAAGAAGTTTTGCTCCCCACTTGCTACTAGACTTGTACATACCAGTTGCCTTGCTTGCAAAGCCAACCTTGTTCAGGTCTCCTTCAGCAGCCCAGAAGACCATCTTTCGCAGTGTGCCATTTTTGTACATCTCTGCTAGTTCCAAACCAGCCCTTGGATCGCGACGGCGTGCCGTCGTAATGATATCCTCAAGCACGCCAGAGATGCCACTGCGATTGTTTTCAATGTCGTCAAACGCCGTGCGGATGGACCCGCCGCTATCAAATGCCTTATCGTTTAGCGCCTTATGCAGATTTCGGATATCATTCCTGCTAATAGGAATATTATTTGATACGGCGAACTCTTGCATGCGAGTTAGTGTATTTGCAATGCGCATGCTTGTCGTTCGGTCTGCATTGAGCCAATCAATCATGTTGCCTAGTTTATTCCTATTGCCAAGGGCTGTTTCCATCTTGGTATCAGTGATTGGCAACCACATGTCAATGTTGAACTTAGAAACGTCTCGCGACATGATATCTGCCGATGACTGCTTAGTTCTAGAGATAATATCCATTGGCTCATAGATCAGGCGATAGCCCATGTCTTTTGCCTTGCGCATCTCTGCGAGTTCTGGCAGAACCTCATCGGCTCCCTTGAAATTGTCAATAGGTACTTCTATAACGAATGTCTCAGGGTTTAGATCGTCAAACGTATTCTTTAGCGCGCTGACCATCGCTGTCGGATCTTCCTGAGCGAGCCTCGCCATCTCCGCTGGGTTATAGATATTGCGAGTGTAGGCAAACTGGTTTACTTCCGTAAGAAGTTGCGCCGCCTTCTCCGCGTCAGTAAGATCGCTAGAGATAATGTTCTTAATGCGGATAACGTCTGTATTCGTGATTGTATCCTTTGCAACAATAGACCATCGCTCTGCTTGAAGGATTCGGTCTGACAGGTCGCCAAGAGCGCCACGGAGTTTAGCCGCACCAATCGTAGCAACGCGCTGCATCATTCGTTGCTTGGCACCGCCGAAGACCTTTGCGACTGTTCCAAGGCGAACGACGCTTGAGGCGTAGATTGCATCCGCAAGACCAGTGACTAGGCTGTCACCACCCTTAGCGAGATCCCTTGCCATTGATGTCCATACCTGAGTTGCTGCCGCTTCTCCCATGACTGGGGTTAGGTTAGAGATAACCTCAGCCTTGGCTAGGGCAATCTTCTCTCCATCGGTAACGCCTGCCTGCAGCAGCCAATAGAGTTCTGACTGGTACGACTGCTTTGATGCCTCAACGGATCGGCGAACGGCTGTCTCGTCAGTTGCGCGCATGCTTGCCACAACTTCTAGCGCACGGTTCTTGCCGATCTTTTCCGTAAGCGCACCAATGGTATCTCGCTCAAGGATTGTATTAACAATACCTTCGGTGCGACCAGTTGATCGGAACTCTGTATTGAGCGCCTTCCACTCCTCGTCAAGCATCTTAAGGTCTGCTGCGCTACTTGCGTCGCCAAATGCAGATGCTCGGATAAACTCAGCCTTGGTCTCTAGATCATTTACTCCCTTGGAGCGGGCAATGATTTCTGCTTTCTGGATTGCAATTGCTCGCTGCTCCCCGAACGTTCGGCGCACAACAAGATCTGATGCGCTCTGCATGGTAATGTTATGCAAGCCGATACCAATTGCATCGTCAACCTCATCTGCAAATCCAGCAGCCGCCCCAGCCTCGGCGATAGCGCGTAGCATACGCACACCAATCGCCGCTGCCGCGAAGCCAGAGGCGCGACCAAAGATTGCCTGCGCTGCTGTTCGCT